ATACTTTTTATTTTTGTGACAGTTAGCAGTATGCACTAATTCACTGTCATAGCCTCTTTCAGTAAGAGCCTTCTGTAACATAATACCCTGTTTCCAGTTATTACCTGTATTTGAAGATGCAACAATCACATCGAGGATCTTCTTTTCTGCCATTGCAGTACTGCTTAGTCCTGCAAAAATTGTAAGTGCAACAACTACTGCACTTAGTCTTGTTAGTAAGGTCATATTTATTTCTCCGTTAATGTCCTAAGTTAAGTTAATAATATACAACAGTTCAGGTGTGTTGTCAACCGTCCATTTGGCTAGATTAACCAAAATGCAAATTATATAATACGTTCGAACTCATCAACAACTTGTCTTGCAGTATAAATGCAATTAGCAGTATTAGTGTTTCAGTTCTACGTAAAATATATCCTAGTGGTAATAGCAATGCCATTACCGTAAAGTGATACCACATGTCATACTGTGTAAAACCTGTGTACATTACAAGGCCAACAAGGATTATTCCTGTGCCATATATCATGTGTATCATATTCAATTTCTTTAATACGTTTACATACTTCACTGCCGGCCAACATAAGATGACTGCAACAATGTTTATAAACACAAACCAATATGTAAGACGTTCGAAAAAGTTTTGTTCAATACTTACTCTCCAGTTAATTACATAACTGTTCATTTCAATCAATGATATGAGAATAGTTTCACTTGGACTCATTGGAATACCAATAAGCATCAATGGTAATAACAATACCAGTGTACAACTGTTGTTGGCTGTTTCGGCACTTATAAGCGATTTCATGTGTCCGTCTTCTCGATAGTGTCCTTCTTTTATAGCACGTTTCTTCTCAACTGCATAACTGAAGTTACTAGCAATACCTGTGCCAATGTGCGGTACTAGGCCGACAAAAGCACCAAATATACTTCCACGAATACTTGCCCATTTATTATCCCACCAATGTTTAAAGTGTACCATTGGCGAGGCATTATCTGTATAGTCCATATCGTTTTCGTATTTGAAATCTTTAAACTGTTCTATTGTGTTCAACAGTGTTGGAAACACATACAATGCAACCACTACAGGAAACAATGGCAAGCCTTCGTAAAGACTTGGAAACGTGTCATAGGGCAAGTAGCCTTCACCAAAGATAAAGAATGGAACATTATGTTGTCCTATTAATCCTAAGCCAGCACCTAGTGTAAACACCAGTGCATTTTCTTTCCAACTTCTACCTAGTAAGAATACAACACTACAGGTTGCAATCCAAAGTATACCGAATTGTATTTCGGCACTGTAAAAGTTCATCAGTCCATGTACAACAAATGGAAGTATGGCAAAGATAACACAAACACTTATGAATGATCCAAACACACTTCCAATAGCTGCTCCACTTATTGCAAAGTTGCCTTGTCCTCTTTCAAATAGTCGTTTACCTTCTCGCACTGCTGGCAAACTACTGGATTCTCCAGGAATACCAAATACCGTTGCAATAACACTGCCACTAAACTGTGACACTGATGCAAGTCCAAGATAAAATACTAGCATTTGAAAAAGTGTAGATTCCATTAAGAATGGATAAAGCATAAACAACATTATTGTATTGCCAATGCCAGGAATTAATCCTGCTAAAAAACCTGCAAGGATACCGCCCATCACATGGATAAAGTCTATCCATTCAAACGAACCTGCAATATGTACAACGCCATCTTCAATCATACTCGTACCTTATGTCAATTAAGTTATAGCTATTAATATAACATCTATAATAATAATTGTCAATCGTTTTATATTAAATATCAACTTGGAAATAGAGCAGGGCGTCCGTTTAAGTAAAGAGCAAGATGCTCAAGCGTCCAGTGTTATGCTCGCGTCGTTGCCGGCGCTGTTGATGCGTTTATTTAGTGGTGGTGTAAGACGGGGTGTAATTTATATCGCTCTGCGTTTTATTTTAAATCGAGCTACTGAATTTTTGTCTAAACATTGAAACCACATTCCAGTATTGCGTGGTTCAAGTATTTGTATGTCATTGACGATACTTGGCGTTTCTTTCATGTACTTCACACACGCCGCCTTGCTATTAAAACTTTCTTGCATTGCTTTTATCTCTATACGGTCAGTATTGGGCATAGAGATAAAAGCAACTATAAACCATTCGAGCAATTATTTTGCACCATCACGTGTGAGTGCAAGTTTATAACAAACTCTTTTGCCTTTTACACTGTCGATAGTGATAGCAGGTATGCCTTCAGTTACAACTCTGCATTCTGGCAAGTTGTACCACTTAAAGCCTGCTTGTTTTTGTGCGTCAGCAGTTGACATAAAGTCGTTATTTCCTATTGAAAATAGTACTGCAAGTATAATTAATCCCATAACATTTCCTTTGTTTCTAACTGTTAATATACTTATAGTATACAATAGAAATCCCTATATGTCAAGTTGTTTTGTAATCAGCCTAGCAAAATCTTTGCTGTGAAAGTATTCTCGATTTGCACACAATCTACCATGAAACTCGCGATGTGTATCTAGTATCTGTTCTGGATATTGCATGAGATCATTTACAAATAAGAAAATTTTTTGCATACGTCGTCTTGGATTTGGTTCGTGGTCCCACTCTTTCCACGGCACATAATCGCTAAACATATCTAACCCTAGATCTTCAAGATATTGGTTGATATTGGGCTTGCCAATTATAATTGGTATTTGATATGCTGTAAATGCTTTTGTAGTTTTTTCAGTGACTAGATTAGGTTCGTCCACACTAGTCTCTGTTATGAGATTTATAGCACAACGATTATACACTGGTGTATTAACACTACTAGCACCATTGCTATAACCATAGTTTATTGTTTCTGGTTGTTCATAATCTAAATGAATAGGAAGTGTTACATCTAATAACTTGATGCGTTCTTTTTCAGTAAGATTATCAATAATTGCTTGATCTTTTATTCGATTGTTGATTGGCATTACAAAACTAAAATCACATTTGGATAACCAAGTAAATTTTTGCATTTCGTGTAGTAGAAAAAGGCGATGCCATTGTAGGTTTCTGTTTAAACACATCAATGGCTTGTTTTTTTCTAATTGAGCATTGTAAAATGTTTTTCCATTTTTATAGTATTGTTGAATTTTTTGTGTACTTTGTATCCAGAGATTGTAAGGAAAGAAAACAATATTTGGTTGTGGTTGATAATAATATGTCCAATCTTCAGTGACAATCACAGTCTTGCAGATACCAATAAAGGCCTTTTGCAATTTTATAGGGCTATGATTATCAAGATATGTAAAATTAAGATCCCAAGGCTCTCCAGTACAATCAAGTAGGATAATATCAATATTGTGCTTTTCAACAGCTTTTGTTACTTCAATAAAAAAATCTTTAAAACTTATTCCAGTGTGTCCGTTAACAATATATCCTAAATGAAGTATGTTTCCTTGGAAGTTTTTAAACTCACTAAAATGAAGATAACTCGGATCGTTGTGCTCGTGTAAGAAAGGATATATCATTGTTTAGAAATATTTATGTTACCAGTGTTCTGGCCAGGCGTAATGTCTGTTCAATGAACTGTATATTGATATGGCCTTTGTTGCTACTTCACTTCCAGTGCGTTTGTTTCTAAGTTCATCTGTCCATCTTACAAGTTGCTCTATTTCTTGTTTGGTACCACTGTGTCCAAGTCTGCCAATCCTTAGAGGTCTACCACGTTTACTGGCATAACCATAACTCCAAAGTTTGTTAATTTGATCATATCTATTTTTTACTTTTACACCGTCCACATAAAATCCTGCGTCTGCATTTAGCACAAGATTCATATCATAGTTAGTGTAGAAGTCCAGCACCTGATAACCTTCATCGTTCTCAATCACATTCCATCTTGCACTATTCCAACGGTTGCTAGTGCCCTCATTGAGTGCATCAATTTGTGTATCAGTTAGTATCTCTTGAGTAGTAACCTTAGACTGTCCAACAAACTGCATACCTTCTGCGTGTAAGATTACTGTGGGTATACCCAAATGTTTTGCACGTGCAAGAATTGTTTCTTTGTTTTGCAAACTGTGCTCTTGTGCAGTTTTTTGTACAGTAAATTGTTGCAGTTGTAAACCTGCTTGCTCTTCATTGAAGCCATGATAGTGTCGACCATTTTTTAGTCTGCTGGTGACTTTGGTATAGAGAGAAACGTCTTTGATCTGTAGGTGCATTAATCCACGCCTTTGTTGTTTTATTATAATTACATTATAACACGTTATCACAAAATGTCAACAGGTATTTGAATGTTATTAACAATAGGCGATAGTTTCACATATGGCACAGAATTAAGCAATACAGAGTCCGCATGGCCCTATCAATTGGCTATTCGACTTGGTATGAATTGTGTTAATCTAGCACAACCTGGTGCCAGCAATGACTTTATTGTGCGAACTGCGGTCAATGCTATTGAGGAATACGACCCACAGTTGATGATTGTTGCTTTCACAACACCTAACAGATTTGAACAAAACGGAGAACACTTTACTCCTACAAAAACTCCACAACAGTTTGTTGACTGGAACGATGCTTGGGCACTGGACAAGTTTCATGCACAGGTAAAGATGTTAGAAACCTACATCACTTGTAAGAGCTACGTGATAGGACCCTGGGACGTGGATATCAGTTACTGCAAAAGCTACATAGGCACACTGGTTGAAATGTGCGAAGGTTTTGACAAAGGTCCTGGCGGTCATCCACTTATACAAGGACATACTGCTATAGCAAGAACTATATCAGAAATTATTAGCAAGCCATGATTCTAAGTCACCTGTGAGATTGGCCATCATTGCTTCTTGCGAACCAAAGAAACTCAAACGTTTTTGTCCGTAGTAGTATGGAAATTGTAGTTTGCGATCAAGTCCTAGTATGATGCGTTTGTTCTTACGTGCAAAGTTATCTGGTAACTGAAAGTCCCAGTATTCAAACTTTAGTTTTTTCAGTATATTGAATCCAGTGCTTGTTAGACGCATACCGCCTTGTTCGCGTGTGTTGTACCACCATGAGTGCAATGCAGTTTTATACTCAGGACGATCTTCAACTAAAAGATCAATAACATGACGTGTAAGTTTGTTCTTATCCCGCATCTTTGTAAATAATTTGACCTTTACTGAGTAGTACCACAGTAAATTTGTCAGTCTTAAATTGTGTATTAAGTTTTTTTGCTAGGCTAATTGCATGCCCCGGGTTTGAGAAACTTACTTTCTTATACTTAGGTCCTGGGTACTGTACAAGCATGTTTGATGTTTTTAGATTGATTGGTTTTGCTTCAAAGTACACTGCCCAAATACCGTCACTGGCTAATACCTGCTCGGTTTTATAGGTTACCTTGTCTGTTACTTCAACTAATATTTGTGGTTTTGGTCTTGCCATGTTTATTATCTCCACAGTTATTTATGATAAACTGCGTAGATAATAGGTTAACTGCTTAGTTAATTACCAATTTCCGCCATCAACTTCAATTTCAGTTGGTTGTTCAGTGGCATTGTGTTTTTGAAGTAATTCGATGTCCAGCAACATCTTGGTTATGTCGCCATGCAGGTTTTTTGCATCTTGCATGCTCCAAACAAAGTCCTGTGCATTGGTTGCATCACATTGTGCAACCCTGTCAATAAACTTTCGTATATATAATCCACTCACTTGTAGTAGAATCCGTCTGGTTCTCTAACTGGTCCGACATACCCATATCTATCCAATATGATCAATTTTGGACAGTACATAACTTTGGTTTTTCTATTGATTGTTACCATGTAGTAACCAGCGGCATACCAACTTTTACTTTTCTTTTCTTGTGTATAGATTGGTAACCTTTGATTGATATCCCACACACCATTATATGGTTTGCAATCTGTTGGAAAGTTGTTTACTTGATTCTCTGGATACTTGATTCTTTCAGCATCTTCTTCAAAGTTTATCTTAGTTACATCACGTAGACTTTTAATAGTTTTAAAACGTGCATTACCTTGTTTTGTAGTAACAAAGTACCCTTGATTGTCTTTTTCGACTGAACCAATTTTTTCATCGTTTTGTTTTATGACCCAAAACCTACCATTGACAATTGGTTTTGCTATTGTATCATTCATGCTTTAATACTCCTTGGTATGTTTGGTTTAACCAACGTCCATACTGTTCTGCGTTCTCACTAAGTCTATTCAACTCGTATTTACCACAAAATTTCAGGAACTTTGATCCTACTTGTCCTACGTCTTTGTTGCTTACTTGATCACATATGAACCCGTCAACTCGTTGTTGTATATCTTCAGGTTGTTGTGTAAGATCTATCAACTGTTTGTTTCTGTTGTAGTCGTCTAACACTCTGTGTTCTTTGCCTTCATGATCTGTCCAACGTTGTAACATCATGTTGTTCCAAGCATATCCTTTGCTTTTGCGATCTTCAAATGCTTCTAGTAGACCAACTTTGTTCTTAGTGCCTTTCTTACGTACACCAGGATAAGCACTAAACACATTGTCACTGCTATCGCCTCTCATGCACTTTTCAAACAACAACCATTCAGGATTGGGAATTTCTTTAGGAAGTTTTGTTTTCTTATCAATCACTGGCTTGCCTTTAGGATCAAATACACCTTCAACAGTTATCAATTGATCTGTAATACCATTGAACTGTTTTACATTCTCAGTTAGTAACTGATAAAAGTCACTGTCTGAACTTATAATCGTGTGTTCATCATCTGGATGTAGATGTATCCAACGTGCTATAAGATCATCTGCTTCTGCCGCACCATCACGTAGGACACTACAATTAGTTTTTTCACGTAGGTATTGATTAAAGTCATCAAATGTATCCCAGAACAATTTTTCTTCTTCTTGCTCATGTTCTGTAAGTGCGGCTCTTGCTACTGTGCGATTTGCCTTGTATGGCTTGTAGTGATCTTTACGCCAACTACGTCCTTCTAAACAAAACACCACATGATCAGTGTCAAACTTCTTTGCTACCTTGTTAATAGCTGCCATGCTTATGTGCAATGCATATCCTACCTTCTCCCAAGGATCAGTTGCACGAAATGCAACGTGTCTAGCACGGAAAAACATATTAGCAGTGTCGATCAATAGATACTTCATACCATTCCTTTTGTATATAATGTACTAATTGTAACACTATCTGCTATAGTTGTCAACCAAATAGGGGTGTAAAACTTTACGTGTCCAGTCAAGATGTCCGTCTACAGTTGGGTGTAAATCGTCTGTATCAAGAAAGCCATTTCTTATGGCCCATTCATGTAAGTCAGTGATCCTGGTAAACATTTCTATAAAAGTGCGTTTTGGGTTTGTTGGCAAATACGTTGTGAGATCAAAATTGTTTGTACGTGATGGCCCATGTAAAAAGTTTAAAAATACAAATGTAAAACCTTTTGATTTAAGATAGTGATACATACTGTTTATAAGAAGATAGTTTTCAATTGCACGTGATTCTTTAGACTTTGGAACACTGTATTCTTTTAAATTGCCTTCATTCCATTTAGCACTTCCACCAGTAATGCCACTGACTACGTCTTTGCTGTAATTAAAATGAAACGGATAGGTTTTGTTGTCATTGGAGCTGGGCATGACATAATCATCTCTGTCGTTGCCACTCCACATAACAACTACTAAACTGTTCTTAGGATCTGGACAGTCATTTTCTATACACCATTGTAAACTATTTGCAATATGGTTATTGCCAGCACCTGGCATACTGCAATCATACACTTGATCAAAGCCGCCTATGTCTCTAAGGTAATAAGGCCAGGTGCAGGAGTGTTCTTCGCTATTATTGTGTGTAAAACTACATCCACTTACAATTAGGTCATTATATCCCAATGACTTTGCTACATCAAATGTTTTTTTAACAAGGCGTTTGTTAAACAAGTTTCTTCTCGACTATATATTTTGTTAAAAATTGTGCCCAAACTCTGTGGCCGTCTGACCCATAGTGATAGCTGGTAGGCGATACAGTGTAACATTGCTTGCTCACAATGCTATTAAACGTGCCCTTAGGATCGTACGGAAGTATATAACTTGCACCCCAGTCTTTCTTTTTCTTGATAGCACTAAAATCATTATTGCCATTGAAGAAGATATGCTTCACACCTAATGCTTCAAGTTCCAAATGAAACTTCCATATTTTATTATGTGCTTCAGTAGTTTTCTTTTTCCAATCAACGTTTGCTACATATTCTTTGTATTTTTGTTGATGGCTTTCAGGCACATCATCTATGCCACTAGCATTTATCTGATAATAATTACCATCTATCAGCCATTCTTCACGTTCCCAAGTACTCCATTGAATAACATAAAGTGTTCTATAGATGTCTTTTGCTTGTTGTTCAAGCCAGTTGCGTGTAGTCCTGATAATTCTCGTATTGGAACTTGCACTTTCTGCTTCACACTTGAATCCACAACTTAGTCTATTGCTTAATAACTTACCCCAACTGTGTGCTAGATTTTCAGGGTGTGCCACTCTGCCCATCATAAAATATTGTGGATCGTCTTCTGCAAATGCATGGTTATTAACACATTCGGCTGCGGCGGTGTGTGAATCTCCGTTTGTATAAAGTATCATATTAGTTTGTTTTCTTTTATGTAATTAATTAAATATTTTGCCCATACAGTATGACCATCAACTTTGTAGTGATACCATGCATCTGTACATAGACCCTTGCCTTTAAGATACCAATAATAACTGCAATCGTTGTTATATGGATCTATGTATTGATTGCTCCAGTTGTATGGTTCGTAAACAGTGTGTACAAAATTATACATACAATTAAAAAACAGATGCTTGATATTTTTTCTTTGTAGGTATATATGTAGGTCGAAGATATCTTGATGACATTTTTTTGATTTTGTTGTCAGTGTGTCTGTGTTTTGTGATTTTACCCAAGACTTATATCGTGCCTTTAAGTTATTAGGCAAAACATCATGTCCAGAGCTATTGACATTATAGTATTCATTATCAACATGCCACTCTTCACGTTCCCAGGTACTCCAACCAATTATTATAAAGTCTGGTTTAGTATTACTAAGGTATTCTTTTGAGCGTCGTATGATGCTGGCATTACTGCAACCACTTTGTGCTTGGTTTATTAAACTATAGTCAAACTCTCTTGCTACTAAACCAGCATAACTGTATTCTGGGGCAGTATGACTATCACCATTAACATACAATAACACTATTTTACTTCAGTATAACCGTCACCGAGATCTCTGCTTTGTGTATAACGTATATCAGGATCTGCTTGAGCTTGTTCATAGGTTTCTAATGCAACATTTCGACACACATTTTGAAACCATCTATCGATTATAACATGTTCTTCTTCGTTGGGCTTTGCTTGATAACCAGCACGTACAAGATTTGCAATAAACTTTTCATTCCAGTCTAGTTCAAATGCACCGTTGTTTATTTCTTCTGGATCAATATCCATACTGAGCACACTTACCCACGGTTCGCCAGCCGCAGTTGCTATTTCTTTGGGTGTCTTCTTAGACTTAGTCTTTGTCTTTTCTTTTACGATAGGCTTTTCTTTTATGCCCATTGCACGTTTAATTTTATCTAACATTGTTTTCCTTAATCTGAAAAGTATTTGTCTAACATTTCTAGTCTATCATCTGCTTCTGCTAGTTTGTTTAATTCTGCAATCACTGCTTCAGTAACATCTGAATGCTCGCCAATGCCTGCTGGCATTGTTTTATATACCTCAATATTAGCTCTATGTACAGCAACTTCGCCTTCGGCTTGTTTTCTTGCCGCTAGTATTATATGATCTCCCACTTTCATTACACATCTCCCAAGTTTTTTGTGAACACCGGAATTGGGTTCATCTTATGCAAATTACGACTTCTAATTATTTTATAAAGTTCTATGTTATCCATCTGTTGTTCTGTCATATCATCAATTGGTGTATCAACATGTTCCATACACCATTCGAGATCAGGATATGTCATGCCATGCAGTTGATCTGCGTCTTTTCTATTATCTTCCCACAAGCCATCTGTTGGCTCTGCATCTATTATACGTTGATCAATACCAAGTTCTTTGCCAAGATCCCATACTTCTGTTTTGTACAAGTCTGCTATAGGTGATATGTCTACTCCGCCATCTCCGTACTTTGTGTAAAAGCCAACGCCAAAGTCTTCTACTTTGTTTCCTGTACCAACGACTATGCCACCAAACGTCTGTGCTTTTTGATACAATGTCATCATGCGTAATCTTGCACGTGAGTTTGCAAGTGCTAGTTCATTCTTTGGAAACTGAAACAGGTCTTCAAACTTTTCAAATACTGGAGTGAGATCAATCATTTCAAAACTAGCATTCATATAGTGTTCGCCTAACCACAAGCAGT